CTCGTGTGGGACCAGGAACCGTTGGATCCTGCCGTAGACACCTAATGAAAATGCTCTGTGTGAGTTCCAGGCTCATACTCAAACTTCGTTTGACGCCGCATGCCCTTTTGGGGCTACCGTCGCGCCTATCCATAGGAGCTGGGGACCTTTCCCTTTCCACAGTGATGTCCACGAACTCTGAGAGTCCAACCTCACACCAACAATCCCTATTCCATCAACTAGAAGTTAGAAAGACCCGCAACACACAACGTACTGTCGCGTGCAACCGCGGCCTCGAGGTCGTAGCTTGGCAAGGTAACATACCCTGATTCGTCCGTGATGGTGAAGCGAAGTCTAGTGATAAATGACGCATTTCCATGAAGGAAGTGTCGGGTGTAGTTGACTGTGCAGCCGCTACCGAATGCTGGCACAGCTGTTCCACTCGGGAAAGCGGTTGCCGATCCTGTAATTACACAGTGCGACACCCAAAACGTTTTCCCGACCAACGCTCCACCCCTGGACCAAGACAAGGTTCTCAACTGTTTCACAGCTGGATTAACCGATCCAGCGGCACTCGCAACCTGAAACTGTGGACCTGCCCCTGTGGCAAGGGTGGAGTTCCATGCGCCAATGGAACTATCACTAAAATCGCTCGTAGCCAGAACAAACTCATCCTTCAGGTCAGCGATCCCTGAAGTGATGTCTGTGATTGGGTACAACAACTCAATGTCGTACGTGCACCACAGCTGTCCTAGCACCTGTCCGGCAGAGAGGGACAACCCTTCCGTGCAGACATTCAAACTACCTACTTGGCTCATTCGGAGATCCACGGTACCAGTCGATGCGTTTGGATGTCGGATATAATATCCGCCGCTTGGCATGGTGGCCGGGTCACACTCCACTGGCGCAGCAAAACTCTGGGAAGGCTTGCTGGACGTGGCGAAGAAGCTGTTCAGGACGTCAGACATCTGGGTTGGGCCATTCTCGGTGACATCATAATTCAAACTAAAGGCCAAACTACCACTGTTGTTGTAGTCAGTGCTTGTCGACCTAAAGTAGAACATCATGCCATGGACCTTGTACTTCTGGAACCTAGTGGCTAGCAGCGAGAGCCATGGAAACAACTCAGAGTTGTCCAGCCCAAGCCTCATTACTTCCACGTTGAAGGCGGTAGGATCCGAGGGTACCACGATGTTCTTCACGAATTCGCGGTGCTTGATTCTCGTTCCATGCTCAAAGTTGGAGAACCCAGGAACATTGGCTGCATCAGCTCCATAAACCGTAGTATCGCCCACTGTGTTGTGTTTGACCTTATACGATCCATACCCAGTAACCTGGGAAATGGCGGATCCAATTGCAGCCCCTGGGGCTCCCCCAATCATACCTCCGACGGTACTAAATGTGCCCTTCGGTATCTTCCTCAGTAACTTGTCCACTCGAGTGGCCAGTGCCTCGCTTTTTGCTGCAGACCTGTCATTGTTACTACCCTTCTTACCTCTCATAGTATTACACTAAAATACACTAAAATACAAATTCGTTGCTTTCCCAGGCTCATGGTGCAACTACACCGCCACTGTTGCGGGAGATATGGCATCCAACACGCTCGGTCAGATTGCGAAGGGGGCCCAACACAGCCCCCTTCAAGCCACGCTCTACCATGAGCTGAAGACTGGGGTTAACGTTAAACGCTCGGGCAAAACTCACCCTGGTGCCGTCGTGCACCGAAACATTCGTGTCCTCGAATCGCGGTCTGAGCCCGAAACGCATCATCCCGGAGTCAGAGAGGAGCCGGCTATCCTTCACGCTACTGATGACTCCAACATCAACCATGCGACGATAAGACGCACAGAAGATGGGAATGTCAGCAAACAGTGAAAGACCGCATTGGCCCACTGCCCCAACCCACTGCCGATGTTCCAGGTCCGTGAAAACCCCAAGAGATAATGCGTCCTTGGCGCAGGCAACCCTCGGCTCCCGCACCATGACGTGTCCCTCCGGAGTCCAAACTGGGGAAGACTGGCAAAACCTGACTTCCTCAGTTATGGTAGCGACTCCACTCGGACAAACCTCTGTTGTTTCCAACTCCATCTCAAACCCGAGATCAAGGAACCAGGCTTTATAGGACTGCAGGAAACGTTGAAGGTACTGTTTTTCTATGAAGACGCCACAGTCGTCCCCGTTGTTAATGAGGTCAAACCATGGCAGTCTCAGTTCTGTGCAGAACCGGTGGATCATGCAACACATGAGGATGCAATTCCCCT